ACTGATCTCTCTGGTCCATCAGACGGCGCTAGCCGGCCTGTCCAAGCAACTAAATAAGGAGAGGGTTAAGTCTCCCTTCTTCTGCGCTCCAACTCAGGAACGCTAAGGGCATCCCGCCCTTGTTGCGAATATAAAGCTCAACGACAGTCGTGATGACCGGTCGTTTGTGACGGCGGGAAAACTTCCCCGACGGTGCCGATGGCGAGACTTTCCAGTCCAGCCTAGAATCACCGTGCTCTCCAACGAGGAGACCCCTCCACATAGCCCACCGTGCATCACCGGGTGTTTCACCAGGTGTACAACGGATAAGGAGGCTACTAGGAGCTTGACGGCTATATACAGGGCCCATTGATGGACACCAGATATATCCCGCAAGATTTCTGCTGGGTGACCCGTAAACGCGGTGTTCACAGGGTATAAGGTGAAGAAGGTACTCATAGAGAGGCCTAAACCACCTTGCCCGAACAGGAAAGCCCTTGATATGCAGTTGTATCAGGTTTAGATACTTGTACACATCAGGAACAATTTTGATAGGTTCCTTAATGTATAGAGCCCTCACGGAGGTCCCACAAAGGTAATCAACACCACACGACTCACGGAAATAGTCTCGTGAATAGCTCTTCTTGGCATTTATTTCAAAACCAAGAAGGTGAAGGTGATCTACGACTTGCTCGTATATCGGTTCTTCAACAATGATGTCATCACCGTACACTCTCCAACTCATTCTCTGGAAACCGCGATCCCGTAATACGGATCGAACAACGGCACCAAAGATAGCGGTCATGAGTGAGAATGTGATGGAATTGCCCATCGCACTGAATTTCTCCAGCTTGACTAATTCACCCTCCACCAATGTGGAGCGATTTGTCATAGCGACGAGGCATTTAGCCCATGCTCTTGGGAGGATGCTAACTACCAAACCAAACGCGATGCGATCACTCGCAGACGTCATATCGATAGTGCAAAAGTTTCGTGATCGACTCTCGAGAGAGCCGCGAAACGCGAGATCTTGGTTAGGAACCTGATTTTTAAGGTCAAGCCCCCACCGAGCCTCGAGCCTACGGCGAATAAAACCGTCGTAAGCTTGCTGAACCCAAGTGGTGAGCGATCCACCGATTTCTATGCACCTATCGGTGGCATAGTTTTTGGGGACTGTGCTAAGTCTAGCATGGTCATTGAACTCGGTAACATCAATGGCCAAACGCGCGACGGACCGTCGCGAGTTTGTTGGATTACAACCATAACCGGCACGTACAACAGCGTCGCCCATTAGCGAACGTTCATAAAGGTGGAAGATCTCCCCTTTTAATGACGTTAATGCAGACGGGTTCACGGTCTTAAGTATCGGATCAAGTGACTCCATGTCCGTGGACAGAGAGGTGCCAGGACCGAATTTTCCAAACTGCATTACTTCCTCAAAATCAGGAGGTGTTTCCCCCAGGAGTTGCAGGATTTCGGTTTGTAATGACCGAAGTAACACAGCGAGAGGTTCGTCCCAACTAGATAGGGGAGTCTGTTTAAGATCCCATATCCTTTTGTTGGTTTCTCGACAAATCTCTTCAGATGCATACCAGCCTGATATGGCATTACTCTTAGGATCAAAACCCGGAAACGGGACGCCCTCAAGTTTCTTGAGGATAGCGGCCGCCTGATTAGGGCGGTAATAATCTTCAGAGTCTTTTCCACTACGAGCAAGACTGGCAACACCTTCGTATGCCTGTATTGCAGCAGGTATCTCTTTCAAGTTACCAGCCATGAAGGGAGGTTTCTTACCCTCATACAGACCAATGGCCATAAGGTTGAAAACTTTGCAGTAATCAACCCTTTTGACTAGGCGCAAATCATTTGCGTCTAGATGAGTTATCGAACCCTTTAGTTGCTTCAGGGGTCCCGAGCCAATTGCAGGCTTCCAGCCCGGCAATTTCGGTTCTAATGGTATCTCGAACAACATCGCGGAATAACTCCTTGGTGAAAGAACTAGATACCCATGCCGAAAGGCCTGGGACCACTAGTAAAAGAGCGAACACGCTGGATAACACCCAGACAGGAAGAGTCGTATAACGACTAATCATTGGGGCATCGCCAGAGTGTTGAAGAACGCGTCAACTTCCGCGTCGAGGATGGCGTTGCCAAGAATCCCTCGAAACAAAGTGACATCCGCTCCCGGCATATCAGCCCGACGACTAATGCTAAGCTCCCCAATAATGGGAACGGCTTCGCCATCGATGTCAACGTTCCACACAAGTTTCATGTGGTTACGAGCATTGCCGATATAGGTAGCGGTGCGTTTGGGATAAACCCGGCGGCACGTCAACATCTTCGGGAGAGCAATCGTGCTCCCGGAATATTGATGGACCACGGCGTCAGGCCGCGATGAGTCAATATTGAAGACGTAGTCAGTGGCGCTATAATTGACTGTAATGGACATTAAAAACTCCGTTTAGTCTCACATGGGAGACCGTGTTAGCGTCTATGGCGAAAAGGTGACAACTTCTTTATGAGTGTCGCCAAATCGATATACTCCGCGAAGTCCAACGGACCTTCGAGCCCAATGACTGGTGTAAAGCTGAGGATTTCTTGTCGGGTAACCTTCTTGAAGCCCTCGTGATACGCAGCCTGAGCACTAAGGTTGTCGTAATTCTTCGTGTGAGTCCACCCACTTCCATTTATCGGACCCGCCTGGGTCCAGACACTACGAGGATTAGAGCAGGATGCGAGGCTGACTTTCGTCACCCACCCAACACGCTCGTCAACCAAGAGGGAAGCTTGAAGGGCTTGGCCTACTTTCCCTAAGTTGATGAACTTATCAACAACCCAGGACATGGGTATTAACTCCCATGCAGTGCCGATCAAGTCATACACGCCGAAGACCCTAGCGGGTCCATCGACCATTGCATAAAAGTCGGCGGTTTGGCCCGTTTTCACGAACCGTTGAACGCGCATATCCAATTGCGCATACCCCGCAAGGGGCGCTATGTTGCCATAGTCAAACCATTTGACAGGCACAGCGATTTCGCTATTACCCACCACTTTGTGCTTTGTAAGACGTTGCTTCGCAAAAGGTGCTTGAACACTTGCATCCCATTGCGCCATAGCGTCATACACAAGTGGCCTCCACCCATACCTTCCTTCCAACCATAAACCGGAGAACTCGTACCAGGCTTTATCAATCACCTGTTGCATGTTCAAGTGCCGGTAACGGCGTCGAGTCGTTTGCACAAGCTCTACTAGGTCCCTCTTCAGGAACCTCATAGCCTTGCACAACATGCTAAGGGTTTTCTTTCCCTCAGCAATGGTGACTAAAAGCTGGGCGGTACCGCTCCCTATCCTAGACGAGATATCGGTTATTGCCATGTCGATATCATGTTGCGACACAACTGACTCAAGATTGTCAGTCATGACTTTCTCAGCAGCAGCGGTCATAGTGTTGACCCAAGCTGGATGCGTCGAAATAGGCGTCCACTTACCTCTTGTCCAATTCGTTACGACGTTTTGGGTAATAGTGTCGTACGGGTATGTCAACCTTTTAATACTACGGTTTACCGTAATCTTACCAGGCCAATTACCAAAATAGGATTTGGATGACGTTAAAGGGTTACAGATCAGGACTCCTGAATCTTTCAACTTCTTGAAATCTGGGACAGTAAAATCGTCACAGACGTCTGAATAGTTGTACTTATTGATTGCAGAAGACCCGCTATTGCGGCTACGGTATCGTGCTGTGCGAGGGTACATTATCGAACTCCGTTCGAATGATACCTTCACGCGGCACGGGAGCCATGCAGACATGCCATACTAGGTATGCTGTTAGGCTCCGGACGACCCTTATGGGG